GGCGAACTCAAGACGTTCCGCGTCATTGAAGTTGTCAACGGCACTTCGATGATCATCAGCCCTCCAATCATCGGTGCAAACTCGTCGCCAACTGATGCTGAACTTCAGTATCAGAACGTTGAAGTAGTAGCGACCTCGGCAACTGCTGGCATCAACTTCTTGAACGTTGCTGCTTCGAACATCAACCCATTCTGGCGCAAGGATTCGATCGAACTCCTCCCAGGCCGCTATGCTGTTCCAGATGGCGCAGGCGTTGACGTTCTTCGTGCATCGACAGATCAAGGTATCGAATTGGTCATGACCAAGAAGTTCGATCCACTGACCTTCCAGACGCTCTACACGCTGGACACACTGTATGGTGTGGTCATGACGAACCCTGAAATGGCAGGCATCCTGCTTTTCAACCAGACGTAAGTCTAATAGGAAGGGGGGGATTTGGAAGTCATCCCCCCCGACCTTCTTTAGGGAGTGAACCAATGCCATTGAAAAAAGGTTACAGCCGCGCAACCATCGGCAAGAACATCAAGATGGAAGAAAAGTCTGGTCGCCCTAAAAAGCAAGCCATCGCTATTGCGCTGAACGTTGCACGCGATGCTGCCATGAAAGCAGGGAAGCCATCGAAGGCTCCCAAGCGGAAGGCAAAGAAATGAAGGCTGGTCTTTACGCCAATATCGCCAAGAAGCGCAAACGCATCGAAGCCCAGAAAGCTGCTGGCAAGACTCCAGAACGTATGCGTAAGGTTGGTAGTAAAGGTGCACCGACTGCCGCTGCATTTGTCGCCGCTGCAAAGACTGCCAAGCCAATGAAAGGCAAAAAGAAATGACAGACTTTCCCACTATAGTTTATCGCACCCCTGGCCCACACAAGAAGCCCCGTGGGTTGACGTATGCTTACAGAGGCGCTGCGGATCAGGAAGCATTCGACGCATTGATCGCTAAAGGCTGGTCTGCGTCCTATGAAGAAGCTGTAGGCCAATCGAACAAGGCCAGCGCAAAGCCAAAGGTTGAGGCTGTTGAGATTGATGAAGTCTCCGGCCCAAGCCGTGAGGAACTAGAATCGAAAGCCAAAGAATTAGGGGTATCGTTTAATTCACGAACTTCTGATATAACGCTGTCAGATCGCATCACAGCGGTCTTGGAGGTATAAATGGGTTATACAAAGCGCCAATTCGTAACGTCAGCCTTTGAAGAAATAGGCTTGGCAGATTACGTCTTTGACCTCCAGCCTGAACAGTTGGAAGGCGCTTTGCGTCGTTTAGATTCTATGATGGCTGAATGGAACGCTATGGGTATCCGTCTTGGCTACGCAATGCCAAGCAGCCCACAAGACAGCGACCTAGATACAGAAACCAATGTGCCTGACAGCGCATGGGAAGCTATCATTACCAACCTCGCCATTCGGATTGCTCCAGGGTACGGCAAGGCCGTAGCTCCTGACACTAAGGTATCAGCAAAGGGCGCTTATAATATCCTGCTTCAACGTGCGGCATATCCGCTAGAGCAACAGCTTCCTGATACAATGCCACTAGGACAGGGTAATAAACCTTGGCGCTGGGATAATCCATTCGTCAATCGTCCTGCCGACCCTATAGATGCTGGGCCTGATGGCCCCCTTGATTGGAGTTAAACCATGCCTACCATTAATCAGCTACCAACTGTCACACAGGTTTCCGGTGGAGATCAGTTGCCGTTGTTCGTAACCAACCAAGGTGACGCTCGTCGTTGCTCTGTTACGACCCTTATCGAATACATTCAGGTAAACTTCGGCGCTGTTACCTGTATGTCGGTTCAGACAACTCCTGTGCGCTTCGACCAGTTGCCTAACGCTGTTGGCAATGCGGGTGCGCGTGCATTCATCACTAACTGCAACACGACAACGTTCAACGCTGCCGCTGCAGGTGGTGGATCAAGCCAAGTCCCAGTGTTCAGCAACGGCACTGCTTGGTTCGTCGGGTAAGTTAAGCTTAGTTAATGGAGAATTGATATGAATATGGGTGGCGGAAAAAAGATGAGCTACGGTTCAAAGGGCATGGCGATGGCAAAGAAGGCCGCTGGTAAAGCTGCCAAGCCAATGATGATGACCAAAGCCAAGAAGAAAAAGAAGTAAGCTTTCGGATGAAAAAGGATTCGCGCCTTACTCGTGCTGGCGTCGCAGGCTATAACAAGCCAAAGCGCACGCCATCACATCCGAAGAAGTCGCACGTTGTTGTTGCTAAAGAAGGTGACAAGATAAAGACAATCCGCTTCGGTGAGCAAGGCGCGAATACTGCTGGCAAACCAAAGGCTGGCGAATCTGAGGCAATGAAAAAGAAGCGTGCATCCTTTAAGGCTAGGCATTCAAAGAATATAGCCAAGGGTAAAATGAGTGCGGCCTGGTGGTCTGACCGCATCAAGTGGAGCTAATTTAATAGCATGACGCAGATTCCAATCCTTAGTGGCATCTTCACGGACAACGGGCCGGACTTTCGTACGTCCTATCCGGTCAACTTTGTCCCTGTGCCAAAGGCTAACGGAATCAGTAATGGTTACTTGCGACCCGCTGAAGGCATTGTCGGCAACGGCACTGGCCCTGGCATTGATCGCGGTGGCATAAACTACAACGGCGTTTGCTACCGCGTCATGGGTTCAAAGTTCGTATCAGTTGCCAGCAACGGCGCTGTGACGATCTTGGGCGATGTCGGCAACGATGGCGATTACGTCACGCTAGACTACAGCTTTGAATATATCGGCATTGCGTCGAACAACAATCTATTCCTTTGGGATATAGCGACTGGAGTTCTCGCTCAGAACACCGACCCTGACCTTGGCGTTGTTCTAGATACAGTGTGGGTGGATGGCTACTGGATGACCACTGATGGTGAGTTTCTCGTTGTCACAGACCTAAGCAATCCGTTCGCAGTGAACCCGCTGAAATATGGTTCGTCAGAAGTTGACCCTGATCCTGTGGTTGCCCTGCTGAAGCTACGCAATGAAGTCTATGCTCTGAACCGTCACACCATCGAAGTCTTTGACAACGTAGGCGGTGACCTATTCCCGTTCCAACGTATCGAAGGCGCACAGATTGAAAAGGGCGTGGTCGGCACTCATGCTTGCTGCGTATTCCTTGAGAACATCGCATTCCTTGGTAGCGGCTTTAACGAAGCGCCAGGTATCTATCTTGGCGCGAACGCAAACGCTAATAAGGTCAGCACGCAAGAGATTGACGAACTGCTGGCCACATACACTGAAGCGCAGTTGGCTGGGGTAAAGCTAGAGGCACGGAACGATAGAGCGCACCAGCATCTATATATCCACCTTCCAGATCGCACGATTGTATTTGATGCAGCCGCAACGCAAGAACTTGGCCAGCCTGTTTGGTTCACGTTGACGAGCAGCCTTGTGGACTTCGCTCGCTATCGCGCTCAGAACTTCGTGTGGTGCTATGACAAGTGGTTGCTAGGCGACCCTACCAGCAACGCCATTGGGTATCTGGTAAAGGATATATCGACGCACTGGGGGCAGAAGGTGCGCTGGGAGTTTGGCACGACCATTCTATACAACGAAGGTCGCGGCGCGATACTGCAGAACCTTGAGCTTGTCGCTTTGACAGGTGCAGTCGTTTACGGCTTAGACCCAACGATTAACACCAGCTACTCGATTGACGGGCAGACATGGAGCCAGCAGAAGTTTATCAAGGCTGGTAAGACAGGACAGCGTGCAAAGCGTCTTGTGTGGTTCCACCAAGGCTGGATGCGTAACTGGCGCGTTCAACGCTTCCAAGGCACATCAGACGCTCATATGTCGTTTGCTCGACTAGAAGCAGCGATAGAGCCATTGGCCTACTGATATGGTTCAGAGACTAAACCTTACCCGCGACCAACTAGCATCGTTCCTGCAAGATCATGAGCAGATCAAGCAGTTCGAACGTCTGTTTCAAGTCGTTAGCGATGAGGTGGCTCCCTTTAGCGTTACGGAAGCCACCATCTTGGCTGGCGATGCAGTGGCATCCGCAAATCAAGCATTAGCTTCTGTTGAGGTAATGAAGTCTGTACTGGAGTATCTTGACCGAGCGCCAGCAGCGGCATCGCAAGAACAGGTCGCAGCACTGCAAGAGCAAATCACAGCACTTCAGCAAACGCCACCATCAAAAGAGTATCGCACGCCCCGCTATGGCTCTTTCTATGACACGACAACACAAACGGCGGCAGCAATAAACGTAGCGTATCCCATGACGTTTAACACAACAGATTTGTCGTTCGGCGTCACCCGCGGCACGCCAACTTCACGCATCTTTGTTGATCGGCCCAATGTCTATAACATTCAGTTCTCGACGCAGTTAGACAAAACGTCCGGCGGCGTTGGACTGGTATGGATATGGCTACGCAAGAACGGCGTCAACGTACCTGACAGCGCAGGTAAAATCCGCATACAAGGTAACAACGCTGAGATTTTGGCCGCATGGAACTACGTCATCCAGTTAAACGCTGGTGACTATATCGAATTAATGTGGGAAGTAGACGATACATCTGTTATTTTATTGGCTGATCCGGCGTCTGCCGTTCATCCTTCCGTTCCGTCGGTTATCTTAACAGTAACCGACAACATAAGTTCTATGGAGACTTGATATGGCTGTTTCAACAAGGGTTCTAATCCCCGCAAAGACTGCGGAGAACACGCAGACAACGCAATACACTGCGACGAACGTCACGACGGTCATCGACAAGTTCACCGCGACTAATTACACCGCAACTGCTGCAACGATTAGCGTCAACCTTGTGGCATTGTCTGGTAGCGCAGGAAATGACAACCTTATCGTCAAGACCAAGACGCTTCAGCCAGCAGAAACCTACACGTTCCCTGAGCTAGTCGGTCAGGTAATTAGTTCAGGTGGATTTATTTCAACTATTGCGGGAACAGCGACAGCCATTAACATCCGCGCATCAGGTCGGGAGATAGCATAATGAAAAAGCCAATGATGATTATTGAAGGCTTTGCTGGTCTACGTGAAAGCGAACCATTCATCACCACCGCTGAGAACAAGAAGAACACGAAGATCGTCATTGACGATTGGATGCTTGGCCCTGAGAACCCTAGCAACGAGCGCGATGCGAATCCTGAATACTGGATTGCGCTTGGCAAAGCTATGCAAGTGGATGAGACTGAGGCGCGTCGGCGTCGCTGCTCCAACTGCGAATATTACG